CCCAAGACCGCCTATGACATTTGCCATCGTCGCCGCTGGACGCATGTCTAAGGCAGCCGAATGTGATCTGCCCGGCCGCGCGCCCCGATGCCCGGATACGAGTTCCAGGGATAGCTGTACCAGCCCGACGCGCGCGAACCGCAGCTCGAGCCGTCGCCCCAGGCCCCGCCCCAAAGCGCCGCCACAAGGCCGGTAGTGTTTTGGGTGTAGGCGCTGCCGCGACCGAGGCCCTTCCAGCTCCAGCCCGTGATCGCCGCCGCGTCGGCTCCATCAGCGCGGTAGCTGAAATCCCGACCCCAGGTCCACATGCAGCCCGCCGCCTGCACCACCCCCCACTTGGACGTGAACTTCTCGTCGGCGTTGGAGCTGCCGACGTTGTTGTTGGACAGCCCCGTCGTCACCGGGTCGGCCCCGCGCTGGGCGGCCTCGGTGACACCATAGGCCGCCGCCGAGAACTCGGCATAGTCGAGCAGAGCCTTCCCCGCCGACTTCATGATCTCGCCGGCAGCGAACTGCGTCAGTGCGTAGGTCGCGGAGCCGTCGCCGCCGAACAGCGTCGGGACCTTGGGCGGCGATCCGCCGTCGGCGATGGTCACCCCATGGCGCGAGGTGCCATTCACATGGTGATCGACGCCCAGCAGGTAGATGTCACACCAGAAGGTGTCGGCCACTAGGGCCATGCCGCGCGGGTCGGCGCAAGCCGGCCGCCACTTCAGATCCCACAGCGAATAGGGGTTGATCGCCGCCACCGCGTCGCCGCCAGCCTGGGCCAGGGCGTTGGAGCCTGGCGCATAGTGGAAACCCCCGATTTTGCGCGAGGTCGCCGTCGTGAACCCGGTCGGCGCGCTGAAATTGGCGTCCGCACGCAGCGTCCCGTCGTTGCAGAGATAGATGGCGTAGTCCGTCCCGGGGGTGAGCGCCGGCATCTGGACTGCCGTGTCGGCGGCGAAGACGTACCCCAAGCCCGCAAGCTCGATATAGGCCCCAGCCTTCAGGCTCACCGTCGACCCCGAGGGCGCGGTGAAAGCGACACTATCGGGATCGGCCTTGGCGAAGGCGTTTCGCAGCGAGACCTGGAAATCGGCGTCATCGGTCAGGATCATCAGGCGCTCCTAGAGGTGAGATATTGGCCCGTCGCGCGGCTGGTCAGGGGCTGGTTGGTGGCGCGGTCGCGCAGGACGAGGGCGCCCACACCCTTGTTAGAGGTGAGGCCTCGGACTACAGGCCTGACAACCCCGCCAATTACGCCATTGATCCGGCTCATTGGCTGATACGGTAGGTGCCCGTTCCCGAGGTATAGGCGGTGCAATTCATGCTGTAGACGGCGTTGGCTTCGTTCTCTTCCGCCACGACGGAGAACGGCGCGGTGTAGGACGCAGCCGTGCCCGCACCGTCAGACGAACAAACGAACCAAGTGGAGCCGCCATCAAAGGACCGCTCAATCTTGACCGTCCCGACCAGATCGCCGGACAGCGAAATGTTCATCTGCCCCCAGGAACGGTTGCGGATGATCGGCTTGAAGATAGAGCTTCGGCCCGTCGCTGTGAACGTGCCGGTGACAGGTGCAGCCATTTCGGGCTCCTATGGTTCTGTTTGTGGAGGGGTTGGCCTAGAGGCCAGGGATGCCGATGAGGGCCCAGCGTCCGCCAGCCCAGCTAGTGGTGGAGGCCTCGATCTTGATGTGGGTCGCCTTGCCGTAGTTTTTGGCGTTCGTGGCGGCGGCGAGGAGGGTTTGTTCCCCGATGGGGCCGGTCCTGATAAAGTTCGCTAATCCGGTGACGGTCGTTTCCTTGGCGGCCTTGCTGTAAATTCGAAGCTCGGCGCCGCCGTAGAGGATCAAGGTTGCGGCGGCTTGCTCGCCCAGCCCCATGTACGCGGATTGAGCCGGGGCGGTGACGGTCGTTGTCGAGATCAGCGTGGAGACGCCCGTATAATCGCCCGCCGCCGTCTTGTAGGTCCCGCCGCCGTCGAAACTCAGGGTGATGCGAACGGCAACGCCAGCCGTCGAGGACAGGTTGTCCAGCACCAGCATGTATTCGTCATAGCTGGCGCTGAGGGCGATGACATTGGTCGAAACCAAGCTGCCGGAGGTGGTCAGAACCGGGAGGGTGGTCGAGGATGACGGGCTGAATGCCCCCCCGACCGAAAGAGCGCCCGTGACGGAAAGCGGCCCCTTCCACTCTCCGGTGTCCAGATCAGTCCCGTTCTGACCGGAGACGATCGCAGCGCCACCGATGTCGTCGCCGGTCGGCGGGCCGAATTGCAACCGGACAGCGCCGGACGCTCCAACGGCGCTCAGACGACCATTCGCGCCAAAATCGCGGGCGAAGGATGTGTTATCCTCCGTCCCGGTGCTATCGACCTCCAGGGCTTCCCAAAGAAGCGTGGAGCCGACATCATCGGTTTGGCGGGCCTGGATATCCACCGTCACGCCGGTTGCGATGTAGAACTGCGCCCAATAGCCGGTCGAGACACTGACGACCGGGTTCGCGCGCGTGATGGTCAGGTCTGCGTCGGAATACAGGGTTTGCTTGGTGGTGGTTCCGGTCTCATAAACGAACAGACCCGCACCGCTGATCGGGACATTGTTCGCGTCAGTGGCCCGAAACCGGGTCGGTGAGAGTTGAGCCATGGGGCCTCGCGAAAATGGCCGCGCGTAGGGGCGGCTGGTGTGCTAGGGGTGCGGGATGAAAGACTTGCTGCGGCTATTCACGCCGCCCGAATGGCTTGGCTGGAACCTCTGGGGTCGTCTCGCCTACCTTGTCGTCTTTGTAGGGCTGATGATCCCGGTCTATTGGGCCGCGAACATTTTTGCAGACTGGTTTTCGACTTGGGCGACGCCGCTGGTGATGTCGCTCTTTGCGGCGATAGGTCTGTCCGACTAGTGGGCTAGTTGAGCCCTTGCGAGCGCCGCCATTCGAGGTGTTCGGGGTCTGTCGAGGCGTTGATCTCGATCTCGCGGGGCGATTGAGTTGGCGCGGCGACGGACGGCAACGCACGCCCGGCCCGGCCCGTGAGGGCGCTTTGCCCGCGCTGAACCGCAGTCGGTCGCATCCTCGTTAGAGCCTGACGAGGGCCGGATGTCGCAATTTCCGCGATGATGGCCGCCTCCTGCTGGGTCAGGGTCGCGCCCTTCATCAGCTTTTCAATCAGCATCATGCCGGGGCTTCCGGCGTTGCGAAGGAAGTTCATCACGCCGTTGGCGGCAGAGGCGTCCTGACCAGCGGGCGCTGTCTTGGAGCCCACGTTGGCGTCAACGAACTGCGCATCCTTCACGCTCTTGCGGATGTTGCGGATCGCCCCGATGAAGCGGTCAGCCTCCTCGCCAAACATACTACGCAGGTTGCGTTGCGCATCTTCGGCGTCGGCGATCTTGTCGAGCGTGTTCCGAGCGCCGGTCGGCCCCTTGCCGAACGCATCCGACATCGCCTGACGAGCCCCGATCTTGGACCCTTCGCGGCTGGCGCTAAGGGCGGACGGAGCGAGCCGTTCAAACTGCGGCGCGAACTCGTCTGCGGGCATGGTCAGGGCTGAAGGGCCAATATCTTCCACGCCTTGGATGAACTCGCTTTGCGCGCGGAAGTTACCGCGAGCGCCCTGGATCTCAGGAACAGCGTCAAGGGCGTTGTCAATGTCAGACGCACGACCAAACAGACCGCCCGCAATGTCGCGGGTGTCAGGCGATTGCTGCATCTTGGCGCCACGGCCGCCCATGGCGATGCGACTGCGGTCCAGCGTCCCAGCCGTCACGCTCGCGGGAAGGCTGTCTCCCCCCTCTAGGAGAAGGTCAATTTCCTGCACCTGATCGTAGTTGCGGCGGGCGACGGCAGCGGCGCGGGCACGGCGCAGCGCCGCCCTCCCCGGCTCGTCTGACAGGGCGCTTCTCGCCTCCTCAGTGAACGGGACGCGGGTCCGGTAGGGTCCGGCATAATTCCGCTCCGCTGCAACGCCCCGAGCCTCGGTCGCGTCTGCCACAACATCAAGAGCCGAGCGCCCTTCACCCGGCGTCAATTGGCGAACACGGGTTCGCGCCTGGCCCGGCATGTTGGCACGCGCGCGATCACCGATCCCGCCCAGCGTAACGGCAGCATCCCCGCCCTTCATCCCAGCAACGCGGACAAGGCGACGGGTGTTCTCCCCAGCCACGTTCATCAGCATGGGGCCGGGAGCCCCCGTGGCTTCCCACTCAGCGGTGAGGCGATTGATGGTGGCGTCATCCACCCCATCGGCCTGAAGGGCGTCACGCAGGCGCTGAGCGGCCCGGACCTGATGCCCCCCAAGAAGGGAGCCAATACGCCCGCCCGTGGCGTTGTCGATGGCGCGGCCAGCAGTTTGCGTGGCGCGCGCTGCAATCGGCGTTGCGGCGCCCAGCGCGCCCCCGAGGGCTCCACCCTTAAGGGCGCCCTCGGTGCGGTTTTCGACGCCGGGGCTTGAGCTACCCGCGCCGGCCAGCGCGCCCATTCCAGCGCCAACTAGCGCCGAACGGCCCACGGCCCCGCCCAGAGATGCGGCGCCCTGCACGAAGCGACCGCTCGCAGCCACGCCAGGCGTAACGACAGCACCTCCGATGCGGAGGGCCGTGCTGGCGACGGGGTGCTCGCGGGTGAACTCATCGTCCGCGATCTGGTTTTCCGCCATGACGGCGGCGTAGGCGTCTTTCGCGGAGTAGCCGGCGCCCTTGCGACCGAACAGCTTCGACACGCCGTTGTTGATCGCGGTTTCACCGGCAGCCATCGCTGCGTCCGCCTCATCGGCAAACCCAAACGATACCCCTTGCGTGAAGGCTCGAACCCCGCCCGACGTGTTGCGGACGCGCTTGCGGGCGTCGGCGCGAGCCTTGCTCCCCTTGGGAGCCGAGGCCTTTGCGGGCGTCGCGATGTCCGCATACGGGTCAGACTTCGTCCTGATGGCGATGGAGGCATACGGGTCGCTCATTTGCGGGTGCGCTCCACGCCGTCCATGCCGATGAACTTGGTTCCGGGACGAAGCTTGGCGGCTTCAGCAGGGCTCAGGCGGCGACCGGAGCTAGGCGCGCTTGAACGCGCTCCGTTTCCGTACTTGCCGGACGGCGAAATGTAGATCGGTTGCAAGGCGTCGGGGTTGCCGCCGAGCGTCTTGAACGACGCCTTTTCGGCCCTGTACCGCTGCCCGATGCTGGTGGAAAGCTGCTGAAGCTGCGGCAGGATTTGGCCCTTCAGAACCATCGTCCCCAGCTTGGCCGGGTCCTGAACTACGCCCTCAAGGATCGCCATGTCAGGGCCGGTGATGACGCCTAGGTTAAAGACCTCCGGGCCTTTCAGCAGCATCATCAGGTTCGTTGCGGCAGCCTTGGCGCGAGCAAATTTGGCGGGGTCTCCCGCGTACTTGCCATAGGGGCCGAAGTCAGACCGCTTCAGATCCTTCGTGGCTTGGTCAAGCTGGTCGATGGCCGAAAGGACGTTGTTAAGTCCCATCACGTTGCCGACCGTCTTCTTGATCTCCGCATCGCCCACGCCAGTGGACTGCTGCATGACACCCGCGCTGTTGCGCTGATACGTCCGCCCGAGGTTGTCTTGGAAGAAGCCGCCGCCGATGGGCTTGAGGCCAGATTCCGGGGGCGGGTCGCCTTCTCCTGGCTTCGGCTTCGCGGCGGCGACGACGCGAGGGCCGCCGGAAGGCGAAGTCGGAGCCATGCCGCCCCAGCGGTTTCGCCAGTAGTTCACAAACTCCCCAGCAGTCATATCCTCGCTGCCGCCATTTTTCAGAATGGCTTCCCGCGCTTTCGAGGCGTTTCCGCCGTAGGCGGGCGTAAGCGCAGCGATGGCGTTGACCTCTGGGGGGGCCGTCAACAGCGCCCTACCGCCACCCGCCCCCTGCTGGTGCATGATGTAGGTATTTGCGTCGGTCGGCTCGATACCGAGATCAACCAACGCCTTCCGATCCCGCTGCGACAACAGCAGCGCCGCCTTAGTTTGATCCGCGACCGACTTAATGTCGCCGCCGCCGACCGATGCAAACGTCGCCGGTTGGAATTGGAACACGCCCGTTGAGGACCCGTTCTGAGCCGATGCGTTTCCGCTACTCTCGACTTGAGCGAGGCGCTGCAAATACCCGGCGTCGGCGGGCGCGGCTCCAAGCTGTGTGCTGGCCGCGCGAATTTGGTCATAGACCGGGCCGGACGGCGGGGTCGTCGCTGGGGTATTTGGCGCAGCCATAGACCCAGCTTGCCCCGGAATCAGCATTAAGTTCTTTTCGGGATCGACCTGCTCATATTTGTCCTGCGTCGGGGCCTGGTACTGGTAGAGCGGTTGGCCGGTCTCCTTGGAAGCCGCCGTGTAGGAGCCGTCAGACGCCTTGATGAACTCGACAAGCTGTTGCTCAACGCCACCCGCGAACATGTCCAGGGCGTCGTTGTCCTTCGGGGCCTGACGCAGTTGCTCGATCAGGTCATCATCAGCCCCAAGGGTCTTCAGGGCAGGCGCGAACCTTTCGAATTGGGCGTTGCGCTCGGCGTCGGGAACGTCCTTCAAGCCACGGGCCAGTTGGACGAGAAACGTCCCGCGCTTCTTGACAGTTTCGGCGTCGATGGACTTGGCGCGATCCTCCTGCGCCTGGCCGTAGTTCTGGACTTCGGACCCTTCGCCCAGCAGTCCGGCGTCATAGAACTCATCTGCCGCGCCGCCGTAGTTGCGGGCCTTCATGGCGGCTCCAGCGCGATAATTGGCGCGCTTGGAGGTGAAGCGGTCCACGCTGTTGGACGCGGCGGATTCCGCCCCGAAATAGCTGTCCAAGGCCGAACCGGTGGAGTTTTGGCGACCGCCAAGCGCGCTGATGCCAGCCATGATCAGAACCTCGGTTGGGGCATGGTGGTGAGGCCGGGGACGTAGCCGGGCGAAGCCCCGCGATAGACCGCAGCATCGTTGATACTGGACGTCTGGACGGGCGTATAAGACTGCGTCCGGCCCCCGCCAAAGGCCGCCAGCGCCGACTGACCAAAACCGGAGATCGCTCCAGCCAACGCCGAGTTGTTGTCCGCGCGCTGCTGGTAGAGACCGCCCATGGCGTTCGTCGCGTTCATGGCCGCATTGCCGCTGTTAGCCGTGGCGTTTGAGCCCGCCGCCGTCACCTGCCCCAGCGCCGATTGCCCCACGCCCGCGAGGCGGAACAGGTTGTTGGTCGCGGTGTTGGCCTGGTTGGTCCCGTAGTCGCGGGCGTCAGCCCAGGTGGCGAGACCGCGCGCGGCGTCGGTGTTGAAGTTGTCGTTGGTGTTGCCGCGATCCAGGTTGAATTGCTGCAAGGCCGACTGATAGAGCGTGTTTTGACGGTTGAACCATTGGTTCTTGTCTTGGCTGGCGAGGCCTGAGGCCTCCCGCATCAGCTCGCGCGCTGCCCCACCCGACCGCAGGACCCCGCGTGCGCCGAACTGATTGTTCACCGCCTTCAGGGCCTTGTCGCGGAGGAACTTGTAGTCCTCGGATTCCTCGTAGTTGCCGAAGAACGGCTCAGAGCCGGGGGCTCCACCTTGATCCGGGCGGGTGAACGTCGGAGCCGGGGTGTTCATCGGCGTTGAGCCGGGAGCCTCCGCAGCCGCAGCCGGGGCTTCCGCCAGGGTCGGATAAGTGCGCTGTTCACCCGCCGCGAGGGCGTTGGGGAGTTGGGTTTGCGCCACCCAGTCTTCCGCCGAGGCCCATTGCTGACCGGGGCCGAACGCGCCTTGCGCGGCGAGGCTTTGCGCGGCTTGGGCGACGTCTGGGTTCGCCGCGATATAGCCGGGGATGTCATACTTCGCCCCGCCCGGAGCCGAAGGGCCGCCAGAGCCAGCCGCGCCCGTCGAGAGGCCGTATTGCTGCGCCAGCTTGTCAAGGGCGCTGTTGCCGATCCCCACGGCAGGAGCATAGTTCTTTTCTGCCTTGGCCTGGTTGGCGGCGTTGGCGGCTTGGATCTGATCGCTCGTCGCCTGCTGTTGGGCAAGCTGCTTGTTCACCGCCTTGTTGTTCTGACTGGTGGAATAGAGCGTTCCCGCCAAGCCGACGCCAGCCGCAACGGTCGTCGCGCCGGCAGCGGTCCCCATGAAGGTGATAGCGGGTGCGAGGATCGGCATTTACATTCTCCGTCGCGCCGGGGACAGGTCCCAATCAGCGCGCGTCAAAGTCCAGGTGCGGAGAGCGGTCCCAAGCGCCGGGGCGAAGTCGCCAGCGGGCTTGAAGCCGAAGGAAAGCGGCGGTTGCGAGCGTTTCCACCCCTCCACCTCGTAGGTCACGATGACTTGTGACCCTTGGTCGAAGATACGGGCGAAAGCTTGCTTGGCGGAAAGGAGAACCTCACGGCCCCAGCCTTCCGGCGTGAATAGCGTGTGAAGCTCATGGACCCGCCCTATCTGATCGATCCGGACGAAGATGAACCCGCCGTTCTGCGCCCTCAGAGGGGTCGCCAGCGGGCTTTGGACCAGTCCGGCGAGGCTCACCGCCTCATGGCCGAGGAAGACGTGAGGGGCGACCTCAGGGTGATTGGCGATGCGATCCCAGAACGCCGGGTCGCGGTCCTCCCAGATCACCGGTTGATCCAGTCCACGAAGTAGTCCGTCGCCCTACCGTCGCTCTCAACAATGGGCTGCGTCGGCGGATTTTTCAGTGGGAAGGCGGCGCGGCACACCCCCATGAAGGGAACGGTCGGAAGCCCGGCTTCAGTGGCGAAGACCAGGGTTGCCGGGATAGCCCGCACAGACAGACGCTTGCGCCACTCCCCATGAAGGGATGGAAGCGCCCGAAACCCACCCGCGACAGGCTCTCCGATAAGCTGGTTAGCGAGCATTGACGCGGAGGTCTGAGAACCGGCGCCCGATGGGCTCCGAGCACCGGAATTGGAAGATCATGCCGTGTGGAGCCTTGGCCTGCCCCAACTGCCGCCACCGGACCCGGCCCGCATAGTCTCCGGTCGTGCCCATGGATGCATGACGCCAGGAGGACCAGGACTTGCACCCGTCCGTCGAGTACCTCATGCTCACTAGCGGCGCGGACCCCTGCCCGGTCATTGGCGCGTCGCCGGTCAGCCCGATCAACTCCACCACGCCGATGTTGGCGCGGCCTTCCTTCAGCTCTAGGTAAGCCGAGAACTCGGTGGCGAACTCGTCGCCGTCGTCGTCCATCGCGTCGGGGTCGATCAGCCAGATTTGGCCCGACCCCTGGTTGGCGTCCACGGCGATAATCTGGCCGGCGTATTCGCACCCCAGATGGCCCCGGAAGTAGTCGTAGCCCTTGCTGTCCCAGGTGGCCCAGGTCGGGATGGAGCGGTCGTAAGCCCAGGTCGAGGAGCCGAGCGAGAGGACGTACTGAGAGCGGGCGTCGAGACCAAAGCCCCAGGCTCTCAGGTCTTCCGCCTCCGCCTCACGGATCACACCGGACAGCCCCGCGTCTGCGATCTGCACCGGCTCGCCGCCCGACGATGTCTGGACGTTGCAGCGGTCGTCAACCCAGGTGACGGACCCGCCCTGCGAGACGACGGTATCGCGCGCGCGGCAACCGACATCGAAGGCCAGGCCGCCGTAAGGGGCTATGGCGGGGTCGGCCCCCGTGAGCGTGAACACCTCCGTCGTGACATCGCCGAAAAGCCAGATTTGGTCGCGGATCGTATCGACAGCCACCAGCTTGTCCGGCTGGTACTCAGCAGAGGCGAAGTCCAGCGCGTTCCAAGTGGTCTCGCCGGGGATCTGATAATAGGCCTTGTCGGTCCCGGTCTCGATGGCGATCCAGAAGCCGCGATGGAACACAAGGTCTTGGGCGCCGGCTCCGGCCGCAGCCGGGAAATCCTCTGCCGCGACCGCGCCCGCTTGGGCCTTGTACATGGCGTCGCCCGTAGCGATCCGCGCCACGTCGTTGTCGTCGGCATCGCGGCCAATGTCGATCTTCACCCGGTCGCGGCCTGCGACGGAGCCGGTAAAGGCCGTGGAGACGCCGGTCGAAGCCACGCGATAGAGGGTATTTCCCGACAGCAGCAGGGCGTCATTGCCAAACAGTCCGGCCTTGCGGGCAACCCCTCGGATCGGCCCCGCGCCGACCACGCCGAAGTCGGTCAGGCCGGGCCGCGCCAGGACGGCGAGCGGGTTTTCCTGACCGCTCGGAGCCTTGACGATGTTGCAGTTCCGAAGCACCAGCTCGGGGAACTTGCCCACCTCCTGTTTGGACGCACCGTAAGCGATGGCGAGCTTCATTCGGCGGGCTGGAAGAAGATGGAGGACGCTTCCTGGTCCACGCTGGACAGGGCGTTGTAGAGGCCTTGGCTGGCCTCCTTGATCTCGTTGAACTCAGGGGTTCCGACGACGCCGGGGAAGCGCGGGCCCAGGCGGCGCGCCAGGCCATAGTAGAGGGTTTCGAACCACTCCTGCGGCACGTCCGGGTCGTTCGTCAGCGCGTCGCAGTCTTCGATGAACCGGGCGTAGGTGTAGGGGAGCGTCGAAGCCGCTGCGACCGTCGCGTCGGGGACCGGCCACACGTACAGCGTCTTGGTCGCGCGCTGGGTGTCGAGATACCAGTTGAGCGGGGTTCCGGTCGAAGCCGGGTTCGGGAGGTCGAAATACTCCTGGCGGCTCAACTCCGTGAGCGGGAGATAGTTCGTCCCCGTCTTCCGACGCACAGACATGACCTTGCGGACGCCTGTGAGGGCGTAGGAGGCGGTCGAGGCCAGCAGCGTGACCGAACCCTCGGTTTGCAACCAAAGCCGCCCAGCCGCGCCCCAGGTCTTGAGCATGAGGTTCAGGGCCTCCAGGCCCCGCGACGCCATCGCTTCCGACAGGGCCTCTTCCGGGTCCTGAACACCCAGCAGGTAGTGGGCTTGCTCCACCACTTGCCGAGCGTTGATCTGGTAGTCGGCCGAGCCGCTGGTCGCCATGTCAGCTCCTAGAGGTCGTCAGGGGTGACATCGCCAACCGCGAGGAACACGTCGGTCTGCTCAGGCCGGGCGTTCTTGACGGACTGGTCGTCGGGTCGGGCGCGGAGGAAGTCTTGCGGGTGGCGGGCTTCGGAGAAGCGTTTCGCCACCCGAAGCCCGTTCCATTCCGTGACCATGTCGGACTGACGGACCTTGAAGCCGCTGCGGTCGCAGATGCCCCAAGGCCCAAGGTCGTCAGACATTAGGAGTCTGCCGCCGGAAGCAGGTAGCCGCTGGCGCCGGCCACGCCGGAGGCCTTGTTGTCGAACACGCCCCAGCCCGCCGAGGCGGTGACAAGGATTTCCGCCGCCGTGTCGGCGTGTTGGGCGAAGTTCCGCGCCACGATGCCCGAATTGGTCGAGCCGTCCGTGTGCGCGAGAATGCCGCCCGTCGCGGTGTCGGTGTTCAAGCGGAACACGCGGTTATCGAGCATCTGCATGTTGGTGCAGATTTTGCCGGTGGCGATGGTCAGCAGGGCGGCCTTGTTGTTGTTCACCCCGAGCTGCACGAAGTTGTCGTTGATCTGCACGTCGGCGTTGGTGCCGTCCATGTTGACCATGGAGAGGGTCGCCAGATCGGGCTCGATCCACTTGTTCTGACCGACAAAGAGGCCATCGGTGTCCGCCGTGGTGGCGTTGGTGTCCACGACGTTCAGGAAGTTCATGTTGGTGGCGGTCGCCTTGATGTAGCAGCCCTCCAACGTGAAGTGCTTGGCGGTCGTGGTGGTGAAGACGCTCACGATGTCGGCGAAGTTGGCGGTGAAGATGATGTTCTTGAACGCCACGTTCGCAGCCGTCACACCGATGGTGGTGGTGGTCGCGGTGTCGAAGGTGATCGTCGGGCGAAGCGAGCCCGTACCGAGGCCCACAATGGCGACGCCGGCCACATCAGCCAGGATGCCGTTAGCCGCCGAGATCGTCTCAGCGTGGCCCGGCTTCACGAAGATGATGTCGCCACGGTTGGCCGTGCATTGGCCGATGGCGTAGTCGATGGTCGAGAAGGGCGAGTCGAAGTTGCCCTTGTTGCCATCGGAACCGCCGCGCTGGCCGCTTTGCAGGGTAGTCGCGTTGGACACCCAGAAGACCTTGCCGGGGAAGGCGGTGTGCAGCGGAACGCCGCGAATGGTGATCCCGTTGGCGAAGCCGTTGGGATAGTTGGTCATAGGCATGGGTCGTCTCCTCTGAACCGCTGTGCGGCCAGTTCTGGATGATCAGAGTTCGGGAAAAGGGGTGGGCGGACCCGTTAGAGACCGCCCAGGAGCGAGGGCTTAGGCGCCGCCGCCGTTGCTGTAGGCGCCATGGAAATCGCTCCAGCCGAAGCTGTTGCGCTCATAGCCCTTGTACTTCAGGTTCGAGGTGTCGAAGTCGTTGTCCTGAGAGAACTCAGGGGCTTCGCGCTCAAAGTGAACCAGACCCTGCTCGACGTCGGTGCGGATGTAGAACGCATCGGTGTCGTCCAGGTAGTGGTTCATGGTGCCGCCGTCCGTGAAGTACCCCATCGAGCGGATCGCGTTGATGGCGTTGTTCGCGGTGTCGTTCTGGCCGGTCGACTTGAGGATTCGAGCGGCTTCGAACTGGAGGGCGGTCGGATAGATCAGCTTCTTCGGCGTGATCTTGATCTTCAGGCCGCGTTCGTCCACGGCGTTGGACATCAGGACGATCAGGTCCTCGACCGAGGATTCCGACATGTCCGCCGCCGTGGTGAGGCGGTTGGACTGGTTGCCGGCTAGGGTCGGGTGGGCGGTGGAGAACAGAACCACGCCGTCGCCGCCGTTATAGCCGGAGGTGTGGCCCCGGTTGTAGACGTTGGCGGCGACCGTTTCCTTCGTTTGACGGAAGGAGCGGGCCAGCATCTTCATGGCCTTGAGGGCCTTGGACTTGTACTGGTTGTCAGCAATCGCCTCGCGGGTGATCATGAAGCCCAGCGAATAGGCGACATGGGTGTACCGCGTGGTGATGCCCTGCGACAGGGTGTCGTAGGCCGTGGCGGCGCCCTGAGCCTTGATGGGCGCGAGGCCCAGGCCGGGCATGAGCTGGTCTTCCTCGTACGCCTTCTCGGAAGACTGCGTGTCGAAGAGGTCCTTGTACTCCATCTTGTGGTCGATGTACTCGCCCCAGATGGCGTTGAGGCCAGGCGCGAGAAGCTTGGCGATGTTGCCGGTGTTGGTTGCAGACATGGCTTAGATCCCCGCAATCTGGTTGACGTGACGATGGCGGTTGATCCGAACCAGCCACTTGGCGTTTTCGCCGATGGCGTTGTCCGGGGCGTTCTTGAACCCGATGAGCTTGAGATCGAGGGTGTTGGTCCCCGCCTCGCCCACGTTGTTCAGTTCCACGCCGGAATAGCCCGTGGTGGTCGAGCCCGTGCCCACCACGAAATCGGCGTTGAGGCCGAGGTCGTTGGCGGCCAGAGCCGTGCCGCCCGAGACTTCCTGGATTTCGAACAGGAGGTTGGGTTCGTCGGCCACATAGAGCACGCGCTGGGTCGAGGCGGCGCGATAGGGCAGCGAAGTCGCGGTGTCGGGGCCCACGCCGACCACAACGCCAGTGATGACGTCTCCGGTCGCGGCTTGAACCACGTCCAACATCACCTTGCCGTTGATGGTCTGGGCGGTGCCCACACCAGCCGTGGTCACAGGGTCGCCGACGAAGATGGCGACGCCGTTGCCAGCAGCCACCGAGTATTCGCGGAAGGCGCCGGTATAGACGCCGCCCCCCACGTAGCCCACGGGGATGAGCCCGCGAACGATATCAGGGTTTGCCATGATTGGAATCCTTGGGCCTTAGCCCGAATGACGAATGGTGCTCTGTCCTGGCTGGTAGGCGTCTTCGACCTGACCAGTCGTGTCGGCAGAGCGACGGATGGCGTCCTCGAATGGCTTGCGGGCCTCTTCCTTATCCACAATGCCGAGGGCGAATTCTGTCTCTGGCGTCTCCATCAGAAAGGTCTGATAGGCCTCGCCGTTGTCCTGCTTTCCGGCATGGCGTGAGATGCGCGATCCGAGGCCATCGGTGCGGGCAGTGCCTTCACCCGCTGGCGTGGCGACGAATGCGTACCCGAGCTCTTCCATGCGGGCGATGCGCAGGGGGTCGCCGTTTACGAACCGGCGGACGTAGCCCTTGCGTTGCGGAGCTTCGAGCTTGAGGGTCAAACCCCCGGTCGATGAGCGGGCGCGGCGTAGGCGCTTCGGTGTGGCCGTGGAGTTGCTGTCTTGGTCGGTCACTGGAAGAAGTCCTTGATGTATTGCTCGCGGGTGAAGCCTTTGATGTCGCGGACGAAGTCGTCGCACATCTTCTTGGCGTCGGGCGGGAGGTCGGCGTAGCTCTTGCCGGCCTTGCGCGGGGGTGACCCACCACCTTCGACGGCGCCGGGTTCGGCGCGGCGGGGGTTGGTGAACTTGTGGGGGAATTCAGCCTTGATCTGGCGGGTGACCTCGGCAAGCTGCTTGGCAGTGTCGGTGACGCCCTGGCTTTCCAGCTTGGCGGCGATGGTCGCAGCAGCGGCGGCCATCACGTCGTTGGTCCGATACCACTCGTTCTGAGCGACCCAGGTTTCGACCACGTCGTTGTCGTGCTTGACGCTGTCAGCGGGCTTTCCGGTCACATCGGCCTTGAGGTCCGCGATGTCGTCGGCGATCTTCTCGACGGCGTCAGCGTCCCCGGCGGCGGTCGCGGCGGCCAGCTCGGACTTGAGATCCTTCATGGCGCGCTCGTAGGCGCGAGCCTCGGTCTTGGTGTGGTGGTCCTGGAACTTGGCGAGGGTCTTCTGGACCTTCTCCAGCTCCTTCTCCAGGCGCTTGTTGTTCGCCTTCAGGAAAGGCAGGAACTCCTCGCCCCGCTTCACGAAGGTCTCGGCGTCCACCCACTTGTCGGGGTCGCCCTTGAACTGCGCCTTCGGGGTCCAGCCCATCGTCAGGGCACGGTCCTCGATGCTGGGCTCGCCGGACTGTTGTTCGTTCGAGGCCTCGGGAGCGGCGAGAGCGCCGACTTCCGGTTCGATGATGTCGGTGTCGGGGGCTTCGCTCATTGCGTCACCCCGACCACGTCTTCATCATTGCAGATGATGTAGTCCTCGCCGTCGTCGCCCTTGAAGCGGCTTCCGGCGTATTGGGCGTACAGCACGCGGCTGTTGTCGTTGGGTGCGGCGTCGGCGCCCCATTCGGCGAAGGCGTTCGCCCCCTTGGCGACGAGCGTCCCCTTGGTGGCGGCATACTTGGCTTTGTCCTTGGACGTGTCGGCGAGGATGATCCCCCCGGCGGTCTTTTCTTCGACCGGATCGGGCTTCACGAGCACCTTCACGTCGAGCGGCGTGATGCCACTGGCGTTGTTCATGTCTGGCTCTTTTGCTGCGCCCGTCCGGGCCGGTTTCCCTGGTCTATCCGAGGATTTCTGGGGTCGTCAGGCCTCGGCGGATTGCTCAGAGGCGTCGTCTTCCTGGTAGAAGTTGGCGTACTCAGACCACTTCAGGTCCGCCAGCTCCCCCGAGATCATCGCTCGGGCTTGGTATTCCGGCGTCAGAGGTTGGCCCCGGCTCCATCGGCGCCCCAACTCCTCCTGCTGGTCCCTGAGGAACCGGAGGAACGGCTGGGTTAGCGGGTGGTCCCGCCATTCCTGAAACGTCTTCTCGTTGAACCTGGGCGGCTGAGCCATTGGTCATTTCCTGCACGGCTTCGGCAGCCATCGTGGCGATCATCTGGGCGACTTGGGCTTGGAACTCGGGAGCCTTCAGAACCGCGTCGATCATCGTGTTCTGAGCGGTCGCGACGTCCTTCTGGATGGAGGCGGTGGCCTTACCTTCTTCGATCTCGACGCGGCGTTCGTCCAGATCCAGGGCGCGGTCCCTCTGCTGAACCTCCTTCTCCTGGATCTGAAGCTCCGGCGGAGGCGCGGGCGGGTCTTTCGGCCACAGCTTGGGCACATCAGGGATACCCGCAGCCTCCAGCGACCGGTTCATGATCTCCTTGTCGTCCAGCCCCTTGCCGAGGAACTGCTGGAGGTACGAGGCCCGAGCGAGACGCTGAGCGTCCGTCGCCATCGTCGGGTCAGACACCGGAACCACGTCCACGTCGCCGAGGGCGTAGTCCTCGCGAGCGATGGCCCCTTCGTCATCCTGGAAGGTGTAGTAGGCTTCTTCCTCCAGGTACGTGGCGTTGAGCCGGTAGAGGACCGCCAGTTCGTCCCGCAGCGCGCGGTGGATGCGCTTGACGATGGCCGTGAAGGTCTTCAGCCCTTGCTCGATCATCGCCAGCGTGGTGCCGACCGCCTGGTTGGCCGATGACGCCTCGCCGGTCAGGATGTCCTGGGTGGCCGTGACGTCCTTGGCGCACTCGATCAGCATCACCAGAAGGCTTTGCAGGACGGCTGACGGAACAGGGGCCGGGATCGGGAACACGCTCTCGCGCAACGTCTGGCCCGTGACCTCAACCCGCTTCCACTCGCCGGGCTTGAAGGTCAGGACGCCCGACTTCATCGACACGCCCGACCCGATCAGACCTCCCCCACGGTTGCCGAGCGTCCCGGCGTCCATAAGCTGGTTGATCGTCGTGTTGATCGTGTCGCCAAGCGGCTTCAGCAGCGAGCCGAACCCGATGTCGTAGAACGCGCCGTCCGGGCTCGGAATGAAGCTGTACTTGGTGAACGTGCGGAACGGCTTGATGCGGACGATCTTGGAGCCGTCCTGGCTGACCTCCACGCCTTTCTCGTCATAGCGAGCGATGATTCGGACCACCTGGCCCGTCTCTTCATGCACCGTGACGACGTAGGGCTCCTGATAGCCGTCGTCGTCCAGATCCCAGAGGCGGTGTTGCTCAAGGAAGGTGTGCGGGGCGCTGTCGTCGTTGGCGGCGCTGGCAGGCTGGCCCAAGTCCTGGCGCAGCCACACCTCAGACCGGAACCGCTCCTCGATCTCGTTGGGATAGAGCTTCAGAATGTGCGTCACGCGCGGCGCGGTCAGCAGGTTCTTGGCCCAGTAATTGACCACCAGGTTATCGGGGCTCACCAACTCGGAGCAGTTGTAGCCCTTCAGCGGGTCGAAGTAGCTCTTGCGGAAGACGCTGCCCAGGATCGGGAGCATCATCAACAGCTTGTCGGTGTCCTCTTCCCAGCCGTCCATTTCCTCCAAAAGCTGGTAGGACATGTGGCGGCCAATGCGGTCGGCGCGGGCCTTCTTCTCGCCGGGCGGCTTTTCCCACTGCGGCTGACCATCGGGACCAGCCATCGGCTGACCGTCAGGCCCGGCCTTGGGAGAGCCCTTGTCTGATCCCAGAACCTTGCCCTTGACGATGTTGGGACCGTCCAGAACCGCAGGCATGGCGCGAGCGTTGAACTGGATCGCCGCCGTCGAGATCAGCGGGTATTTCACGTTCGAGGCGTTCGGCCAGGGGGTGTTCTTCACCTCCATGGTCTGAAGCGCGCTGTCCATGGCCGACTTGTTACGGTCTACCCAGCCGGCGGCCTTGCGGCTTTCCTCGTCAATCTTGAACTCTTCCACCACCTTGGCGCCCAGGTTGGCGAGGGTGGACTGATCAAGGTCAACGGCGAGGTTGGGCGACTTGATGTTGTCGATGACGCGCTGCGGGTCGAAGGCGTCGGCCTCTTCGGCGACCTCCTCGAACTCGTCAGGCTCCATCTCTTCGACGTAGGCGGCGTCGGTCATGCGGCGGCCCGGCGTTCGGCGATCTCACCCGCGTCGGAGCGCACGCGAATGTAGGGGCGCCAGATTGCGTCGCCCCGGTCTAGGTGGCGTTGACGGGAGCGACGGACGCCGACCTCGATTTCAGCCCCAACGAGCGTCATGCAGCCCTGGTCTTGCGGCTTGGTCATCAGAGACCGCATGGGAAGGAGCTGCACCACGCAGTGGTAGCCATCGCACACCATCCAGTCGCGACCGACGACGGCGCGGACAACAGGGTCAGTAGCCCGTGGATTCGTTGCGGCCGCCGTCGTCATGCTCGTATCCTTCGTCGTCGGGGCGGTCGTCGCGCTCTTGGGGCTTGCCCATGGCGAAGGTGCGGAAGGCGTCGGCAGGGTCGCTCGCCCAATCGTGCAGGGGCGCGTCGCGATACGCCTTCAGCTTCTCGTCCCAGATGCGGCGGTAGGAGCGCAGAGCGTCGATCCCGTGGGCGCACTTTTCCTTGTCGAACACCGTGATGGGGAGGATCTTCCGAACCTCGTTGATGTCGTTGGCGACGCTCGGGGTTCTCGGAACCACCCGGACGTTCCTGAGGCCCATCGTGCGGACGGTGTCGGCGATGCTGGCGGCCTCAGGGAGCGCCAGGCGGTGATCTCCCCCGTCGTGGGGTAGAAGATGCTCGCCGTAGGTGTAGGGCTTGGCCTTGACCTCGCGGACGTACCAGTCGATGCCGACCGAGGTGTTGGCGAGGTAGTCGATGGCCGCCCAGCCAACGGCGGTTTTCTGCATGAACCAGATGACCGTGGCGTCATTCGCGCCCAGGTCCCAACAGGTGTGAACCTGCCGATAGGGGTTGTGCGGAACCGAGGTGATCCCGCCCTCTTTCTCCAGCTTGTCGATAGCCTTGGCGTAGTAGGCGCCGGGAAGCGCCGCAGCCCAGGAGCACATGTACTCCTGCTCGAAGATCGCATCGCCGTCCTCTTCGCCGCGCTCCGAGATCAGTTCGGTTCGCTCGCGCTCCAGGGTCGCTGCGTCGAATACGCCAGTGTTCTCCGAGGTCAGGTGTTGCGCGTGCCAGAAGTCGGGATCAGCCTTCGCCATCTCGAACATGCGGAAGGCGTGGTTTCGTCCCCGAGGGGTGGTGATGAAGATCGCCCAGCCGCCGTTCTCAGCAAGGATGGGGCGAAGGATAGACCAGGCCTGCGGATCACTCAGCGCCCACTCGGAGAACACCACCCCAATCGGAGGCGTGCCCACCAGGGCGTCGTAGTTGTCAGACCCTAGAACCTGCCACGATGAGCCGGACTTGAACCGGATGAACATCTCGTCGTTGCGGGTGTTCTCGCGAAGCTCCTGCGGAAAGGCCTCGTCAATGCGCCGACGCCCGGTGTGCGGGTTCACCGCGTCCCAGATCGCCTTGCGGGCTTGGTTCTGTTGCGGCAGGAGGTGCCAGTAGTTGCCGACCCGCTCATGAGCCGCACAGGCGGTCCAGTGTAGGGCGACCTCATCCTTGCCGTGGCGGCGGGGCCAAATCTCAATCGCCCGCTTGCCGCCGTCGTGTAGGAACTTCCAGAGGTCGTCCTGATAGGGGCGCGGGGACCAGTTGTTGGGTAGCTCTATCCGGCGGCTCATCCAGGCTTGTTGATCACGACCGTGAGCGGTCCGAGGTCTTCAGCCTGTCCGAGCGCCAGCTTCTCACCGTACTTCTTGGGGGCGAGCTTGCCAGCTTGCCACTTGATGGTATCGATTTGCAACCGAGCGACCGCGACGTTCTCGGGAGTCGCCTTGTCGGCAATATCCCACGCCTGATCGAACTTCGTGTCGGCCTGAACGTCTCTCGCGTGCGCGTACTGCTCCCGGAAGGCTTGCTGCCAATCCTCACTCCCCGCAAGCCAGCGATGCACCGTCGTATCGCTCGGCATCCAGCCGCCATCCTGATCGGCGCAGATGGACCTCAGGCTCTCCCCCTTGGAGAGGCGTTCGCAAATCTCGTTGGCGATCTCGGGCGTGAACTCGCTGGGGCGGCCAATAGCCATCCGTCCTCCTCGCCGCGCTATCTGCCTAGCGGCTTGGGTGTGTGGTCTTAGCCAACTGGCTAAGTGTCAGGGTTGTTCACCGCTCGGAGACGGCTTCATGGTCCCGCCCCCGCGATCAGACGCGAGGGTTACAAACGCTTTGTGTGTCGAGGCGTTGTCGGGGGGCGAAGGGGTGGCGCTAAGGGGCGGCGTCGAGTTCTTGGATCACAGCCAGTAGAAGCGCGAGGGCGTCGTCAGGGTCAGCGTCGAACCACTCGCCGTTCATTCGGCAACCGTCGAGCCTCTTGTGACACTCCCGCTCCACGTCAAACGCCCTTCCTGGGGCGACTTCGAGGTGGGCGAATATCTCAAGCCTATGCGGGCAACCCGTTTGGATTCCAGCAAGCCGTCTCGTGGCGTCCTTGGCGATGCCAATCTTGATCGGGAAGTTCTCGCCGCCGATGATGTAGACGCCTTGGTCCGTCAGGACGGTGCGCGTGCGCCTGGGCCGGTCAAGAGGAGCGCCGCGTCTCGTCTTTCTGGGGTTGAGATAGCGGTCCTTCAGCTTTTCCAGCTGAAGCCGCTTCTTCAGCGCCTTCGCTGGGTCTAGCAACTCGTCAGCAGCGGCGCGCAGTTCAGCGCGCAATTCCTCACGGGTGAGGCCTTGGGTTTTCATGGGGGGTTTCCACGGCGCCCGGCCTGCCAAGCCCGGAGCGCGTCAGGGGTTCACATAAGCGAACGCCGAGCGCCGTGAAGCACTTACCGTTCGCGCTCTAGCCCATTGGCAGCGGGCTGGGAAATGGAAACTCTAGGCGCGTGCCTAGGTGACCTTTTGCCACCCGGCTTCCGGGCGCTCAGGTCAGGGGTTGGCGGTCGCCTTGGGCGATCCGTATTACATCCGCCAGTGGCCCGGCTTAGGTTTGTGATGACCCTGGATGCCAGCGCCACCCGTCCCCGCGTCCCCGAAGGGTACGGCCATTGCCCATTGTCTACGCCATATTCGGACGCATCGCAAGTGGT